CAGATTGAAGAATTGCGCGGGTTGAAGGCGTGGGGTATCCCACTAATCGCGATCTCTCGCATGTATCCATGGTGCGTCAAGCATGGCATGATCCCCGATTTTGTTACGTCGCTGGACTGCTCGTTGGAGCAAGAGCCGGGATTTGCCGATATCCAGGCGCAGACTATCCACCTATTCGCCTCTGTTACCCGTCCCGAAGTCATCGACGCGGTACTTGCTAAAGGCGCCAAGGCGTACCTGTTTGACAGCCGCGATGATCGCAAGATCAAAGCGCTTAGGCGCGAGGCTGGCTACCAGGTCGCCACGGTGGTTAATGGCGGTGGAACCGTCGTTGTCCTGTCGATATCCCTGGCGCTCACTCTTGGTTTTCAGAATCTGCACATTTTCGGCTTTGACTGCATGATGCCATCGGCCGAGAACCATCATGCCGCCGAAATCGCCGGACCAAGTGTTCCGCAAAAACTGATCGAAATCACCGTCAACGAAGAGAACGTCATCACCACGCCATCATTTATCGAGTTTGCCGGGCAAACCTTGGACCTTCTTTCAGTGGCTCACGATGAAGGGCTACTGGAAAGCGTGAAAATCTACGGAGAATCTCTGATTTCTAAAATGTGGCCGGATATGGCGTGGCACGATGAGGTGGACACATGAACGAAAACTGGATCGGCGTCGATTTTGACGGGACGCTCGCCTATCACGATCGGTGGCGTGGCAACATGCATTTCGGTGAACCGATACAGGTAATGGTTGAACGGGTAAAAACGTGGCTAGCGAACGGGTGCAGAATCAAAATTTTCACGGCGCGGGCAAACGACGGCCCACAAGTAGTGCTTCTCATTCAGGACTGGCTCGAAGCTAACGGGCTTCCGCGACTAGAGGTTACGGCAACCAAAGACTACGCGATGATTGAACTGTGGGACGACAAGTGTATTGCCGTAGAGCGCAATACTGGGAGGATGCGCGATGTTTAGATTTCCCGAAGATAGAACTTTCGTCATCGCCGAGATTGGCATCAACCATAACGGTTCGCTGGATCTCGCGCTCCAGCTTATCGACGCGGCCGTCGAAGCTGGCGCCGACTGCGCCAAGTTTCAAATCCGCACGCCGCACATTAGCTTGCCGCCGCATCTGTGGGATGTCATGCGCGAGACGCCATGGGGCGAGATGATGACCTACCTGGAGTATCGCCAGAAAATCGAATTGAGCCCGCGCGATTATCTGACCATCGTCGCCCATTGCCAGAACCGCGGCGTCATATTTTCAGCGAGCCCATGGGACCCGAACGCAGCAGATAAGCTGGCCGTGCTCGGAGCGCCTTTTATAAAAATTGCCTCGGCGTCGGTGACGAACGTTGAGCTGGTTAAGCACATTGCGAGCTTTAACCTGCCAGTGATCATGAGTACCGGGATGAGCAGTTTCAATGATATACGGACTGCCGTCGACATCCTGTCGTGCGTGCCCCAACTCGCGCTGCTCGTCTGCACTTCCACCTATCCGGCCAAGCCAGAGGATCTGAACCTCCAACGCATCTACACCATGAAAGAGAAATTTTCCCGCTGCATAGTCGGCTATTCGGGACACGAGCCAGGACTGTGGACCACCCTTGATGCCGTCGCCATGGGCGCCCGAATTGTCGAGAGACACATTACACTCGATCGCGCCATGCCCGGATCGGATCATGGCGCAAGCGTCGAGCCGGTGGGATTTAAATTATTAGTCCGCGAAATCCGCAATTTTGAAAGGGCGCGTGGCTCTGGTGAGATTCGTGTTCTCGACTGCGAAGAGGCATCCCTCGAACGTTTACGCGGTCCTCAATACGCCGCTACTAGAGCAACCCAAGGACCAAAGGAGCAACGATGAAAACAGTCTGCATAGTTCAATCCCGCATGGGAAACACGCGGTTTCCAGGTAAAAACGGTATGCTGATCCAGGGCAAACCGCAAATCTGGCACGTACTCAATCGCATCAAAAGGGCGACCACATTTAGGGAAATTATGATGGCCATTCCCCACGAGTCGAATGGCGGCGTTATGATCCACGCAGCGAGAGAACTTGGTGTCGCGGTGTTGGACTATTACGGTGATCCAAACGACGTGGTTCATCGTTACGCTTTGGCGGCAGACATCATGGACGCCGACATCGTTGTGCGCATCCCTGGCGATAACACCTTCATCGATCCTGATGAAATCGATCGGATCGTCAATTTCTACAATGAAGATCCGGCGCCCTGGAACTGGCTCACCACTAACCTAGACCTCAACGTCTTAGGCAACGGCTATCCGGCTGGACTCGGCGCGGAAGTTTACGACGTGCGGTTTATTAACTGGCTGGACAAAAACATTCGCGATCCACAACTTCGCGAGCATCCGCACAAGTGGGCCTTCGAAAACAGTCATATTAGAACCATTCCAGCGCCGGAGCATCTTCGCCGGCCGGAGCTAAAACTCAGCGTAGATACCCCGGCCGAATTCAAATGGACTTCGGACGTTTACGACGCGCTCTATCCAACCAAGCCGAATTTTAGAATCAGAGACATTCTCGCTTACCTGGAGGAAAAGAAATCATGAGCAACGATGTAGCAGCGAATCCGTTGATCATCGATACGGCGGCAGCAACGGTTCTCATCACGAGCTTTTTGAAGGTGACAAAATTCCGGTGGATACCGTCGGCGGCTTCGCAAGCGGTGGTAGTCAAGGATAAAGGCGGCATCGTTAGGTGGGCAGGGAACACGATAGCCGCGGCCACTGAAGTAGGAGAATACCCCGACTCCGATTTCCACCCTCCACTAAAAATGGACGGTCTTATCGTCAGCACTCTAACTTCGGGCGGCTTCCTCTACATCTACCTGGACGATATCCCGATCCCGGTGAAGACGACTTAACCGATGGCAAATTTAGTCGGCAACGCATGGTCGGTTGATGCGGCGGATGCCTCAGCTAACGCTTTAGCGACGGGTTATGGAACGCTGCAAGGTCTGTATTGGGACAACGGCATCGGGGGTGCGGCAGACAATCATTGCGAAGTGACGGACGGCGACGGCCATGTGATTTTCCACGCTCACGCAGCGGCTAAGGATTATGCAACGGGTATCACCTTTCCCAAAGGGCTGACGATTCGCGGAATCATCGTGCCTAGTCTCAGTGCTGGCACCTTGATTTTATACTGGGAACACACGAAGACGCCAAAATAAGGAGGCACCATGACTATCAGTGTACTCGACCTTGCACCGCCAAGCGGGGCCAAGGTCTACAAAAACACCGACCTCGACGGCACCAAGGCGGCGGTCAAAGCATCATCGACGACGATCTACGCGATCATAATCGATAACAGCGCAAACGCCGCGGCATCATTCCTCAAGCTGTGGGACGTGGCTTCGGGCAGTGTGACGGTTGGCACAACGGACCCGGACGCGATCATCAAAATAGCCGCCTCGGTTAAAAAGACGATCGTGTTTCCTGAAGGACTGGTATTCGCCACGGCTCTTACTGCCGCATGTGTGACCGCTGGCGGCACCGCTGGCACAAGCAACCCAAGTTCAGACGTCGACGTGAGTATCGTCTACGCTTAAGAGGTTCACATGAGCACTGGTACTACCGCCGACTTCGGGATGAAAAGAAATGAGCTGGTCCTGTCGGCTCTGCGCAAGATCACCAAGCTCAACGAAAATGAGCAGGTCTCCATGCTCCAGCTGGACGCCGCGGTCAAAGCGCTCAACCTGATTATTCGCGCAGAGGACATGAAGGGCACTGATCAGGCAAAGAACCTGTGGTCGCTCTCCGAAGCGGCACTGTTTCTCCGTGCCGGTGGTCATATTTACGGCTCCCTCCAGGGTCTCAAAACCAATATTCGCGACATGGTCTCGGCTTCCTACCGTGACCGCTCGGGCGCAGATTGTCCGGTCGAAGTGATAGATGCGCGCACCTGGGCGCGGATGAGCGACCACAAGGACCAGGGCGAACCGCAGCGGGTTTACTTCAAGCGCGACCGACTGTTGGCTAGCCAGCAATTCTTTGTTGATCGGGCGCCGCCATCGATCGGCGATACCAGCGTGGTTGTCGGCACGGATAACGACTCCTACTCGTGCATCCTGGGTCACACCTCTACCAGCGAGACTCAACCTATCACCGGGGCATCCTGGCCGCTCTACTGGCAAAAGGGAACCGCCACGCCGACCGCCTGGGCCGATGCCACCGCGTACACCAACGGCGAGCTGATCTTTTACGTTTACAAGCGGCCACTGGCGGACTTTGATCTGCCCACCGACAATCCGGACACGCCGGCTGGGTGGGAAAGTTACTTGTTATATCGACTCGCGGTGGAATTAGCCCCTGAGTACCAGGTAACAGGTCAAAAGCTCGTGGAACTCAAAAGCGCCATGACCGAGGCGCGTGAAATGTTATTCAATTCGGCCCGCTCGGGCGCGGAAGATTTCCATAATAAGGCAACGTACTTTTAGCAAAGGAGGGTCTCCAGATGGCGAAGAAGAAAAAGAGCAAACGACCAGGCTACTGATGCCGATCGATGATGCACGCGAGTTCTATGGCCGTTGTAGCCACTGGTGCAACGGCCGCGCTCGCTGTGAAGCGCAGTTTGGCCCGGCGATCCGACCCATACCAAAAGACGCCATGTGCGAGAGCTGCGAGAACGGCGACTGCCGAGAGGAGC